CTTCTACAAAGTAGGAGTCGAGCAGATGATTGGAGTTCCAGTCAATCTAGGAAACTACTGGATGTCTCGTGAATCGGGGACAGGAGAGATGATTGACCTAAGTAGATATACCTTAGACACCCTTGAATATTTCGTGGATGGCTTTGACAAGGCTCGCAAGGCTGGTATATTTCTACCGAACCTACAATCGTGCAGTTTCTGTGGCTTAAAAGAACACTGCCAATTCACTAAGAAGGAACACAAATGACAAACGAAGACTGGAAACTACAAGTTTCTATGAAGTCTCCTAATGGAGATTTGATTAACGTACGTGCAGGTAGTGCAGATGAACTGAGTGTATTGCTAGAAGGCATTGGCGATTACTCAACTCAGATTGCAGCAGTATCTAAGAAGGTAGCAGGTGCTTACACCGTGCTCCCTTTATCAACGCAGAGTTCCACTACAAACACAACGCAACCTGGATTCTTAACTCAAACCCAGGCGGACAATCCATTCGGTGGGGCACCAGCACCCACCCAACAGAGCGCATCGGCGCATCCAACAACACCAACGTGCGTACACGGCGCGAGAATATTCCGACAGGGAATGAGCAAGACAACTGGGAAGCCTTACGCTTTCTGGGCTTGCCCGACACCTCAGGGAACTCCCGACCAATGTAAGCCAGTAAACTAAATAAGAATTATAAGTGGGGTAGTTAATCGGGGAAGGTGACTGCCCCACTTATAACACTAGACAGGAGAGTCGATGAGAACATTAGTAAGAAGTGTTGGCAGAGCCGACATAGGTGGCGAACCATTGCCCAGTTGTTTCAAAACATTTGATGCAAACAAAATTATATTTCGTAGAGCAGAAGTCTCTATGCTTGCTGGTGTACCAGGGGTCGGAAAGTCCACTCTAGCACTGGCTTTAGCCCTTCGTATGCACGTTCCCACTCTGTACGTTTCAGCAGATACCAATGCACACACTATGGCTATGCGCCTAGCGTCAATGATTAGTGGTAAGAATCAAACAGATGTTGAACACCTAATGAATACAGATACTGGTTGGACTAAGGCTGTGCTTCAGAAGGCAAGACACATCGTCTGGTCATTTGAATCTTCACCTACCCTGCAAGATATCCTTGAAGAAGTGGAAGCCTTTGAGGAACTATGGGGTGTACCACCTGAGGCTGTCTTCGTTGATAACCTTATGGATATAGCAACAGATGGTGGCGAAGAGTTCGCCTCTATGCGTGCCATTATGAAGGAGTTAAAGTATCTTGCTCGTGCTACTAACGCTGGGATTATTGTTCTCCACCATACTTCTGAAGGTGTACTGGGTACCCCTTGTCAACCACGTTCTGCGCTACAAGGGAAGGTGGCTCAACTCCCCGCTCTTATCTGTACTCTTGGTATCGTTGGTACTTCTATGGCTATTGCTCCTGTAAAGAATAGATATGGGCGTGCCGATGCTAACGCTAACCTCACTTGTTGGCTATCATTTAACCCTGAATATATGTATGTCGAAGACATCCCAGAGAACGGATAGGAAATGATTAGAGAAGAAGAAGACGATATGTCACAGGAGACTCGTGCTCTTGTAGTACTGAAGATTAAAGAAGAGACAGAGAAGTTAGTTCAGAAGATTGAAGCAGCCAAGGTACCCATCACTGATGAGTGGACTGATGGACTCAACGCTGGTTTAGCGTGGGCACAACGTATCTTGCGTAAGGATAAGAGTGCCACGTAATGGCAAACCCTAATGGGCGCAAAGGTTCTCAGTTTGAAACAGATGTAATGAAGTGGCTTCGTAAGATGGGTGCTATGGCTGAGCGTCTTACTAAGGCTGGTGCAAAAGATGAAGGTGATATGGTTTGTATGGTCGCGGGACGGACATACATACTCGAACTAAAAAACAGGAAGAGCCTATCGCTTCCTGAGTTTTGGCGAGAGGCACAGGTTGAGGCGGTTAACTACGCTAAGGCTAGGGATATATCGGAAGTACCCCTGCATTATGTTGTAGTTAAACGTCGCAACTCTGGCATAGAAAATGCTTGGGTCATTCAAGATTTAGAACAGTGGATGAAGGAGAAGTCAGGTGATAAAGATTGACAATGACTTGCCAAGCATCGCAGATGTCTTGCGTCACTATGGTGCGAACATACGACAAGGACACGGGCAAGTTAATCTCAAGTGCCCGTTCCATTCAGATACGCACCAATCTGGCAGCGCCAACCTCGATAAAAATATCTTTATATGCTTTGCCTGTGGCATTCAAGGCAACAGTTTACAACTCATAGCGCAACAGGAGAGAGTAAATATAAATGAAGCACGGACATTTGCAGAAGGAATTACTGGGCAAAGCCACCAAGAAGTACGCGGAAAGTATTCATCTGGCATACGATTACCTCGCAAGCAGAGGAATCAGTCAGGAAGTAGCACGTCTGGCGTCATTAGGCGTAGTCTCGGAACCTGAAGTTGGACACGAGCAGTACTCTGGACGCCTTGCCATACCGTATATAACCAAGACAGGTGTAGTAGACTTACGATTCAGAAGCCTTAACCCCGCAGTTGAACCCAAGTATATGGGTATGACTGGTGCTGAAACTAGAATGTACAACGTGCTCGACGTTGAACAAGCAGGAGATTTTATAGGGGTGTGTGAAGGTGAACTGGATACTATTACTCTCAGTTATTGTGTTGGCATTCCTTGTGTTGGTGTACCTGGAGCGAACTCCTGGAAGAAGCACTACACACGATTGCTTGCAGACTTTGAAAGAGTATTCATCTTTGCAGATGGTGACCAACCAGGTACAGAATTCGCCAAGGGTCTTGCCCGCGAACTACCAGTTACTATCGTCCAACTTCCTGAAGGGGAAGATGTTAATTCAATGTTCGTGCAAGCGGGGGCTGGATACTTCCACGAAAAACTGGATATTTAATTGAACGAGTTCGACCCTGAAGAACCACCCGAAGCCTACTGCCACGACTGTGATACTCAGTTCGATAACTCATTCGACTTGGTAGACCACACTCTGGAAGAGGATGAAGAGTTTGACCCTTACTACTTGCTACCTAATGGTATGAAGTTATTGCTTGGGTCGTTACTTAGATTTATGTACAACCATTCAGATGAACCAGAACAGATTGAATTAATATCGCAGTCCACCTACATCACGCTGTTTGCAGCGGAGATGGGATTCGATATGATTGACGAATTAGTTGAGGATATGGTTGTTAAGTCTGCTATGCAGAACTTAGAACAGAACCTTGAGAAGTTACTATCAAAGGATACAGATGAAGAAGGCGGAGCGTGAAGAGATATGGCAGATTATAACCCACTTGGCAGGACTCGGACTCAACGTGAAGAGTTACACGGTGGAGGGCGAGATGCTGTCAGTGAACATTCACGTACCGATTTTGAACAAGCAGTCTGGGACACCTTAACTGAACTAGGTGAACTACTCCTAAGCAAGCACAGGGATTACGGTCCAAAGAATATATCTGATTCACCAGGTGGTCCTCTCAATGGGTTGCGTGTGCGTATGCACGACAAGACGGCACGCATTAACAACCTGATAGATAGCGGGTCACAGGCACAGCACGAACCGCTTGAAGATTCCTTCAAAGACTTGGCAAACTATGGTATAATTGCACTGTTAGTATTGCGAGGGAAATGGGATAAATGAAAGAACAGGAACTGTTCGACTGGCTTAAGGCAGAGAAGTTCCCCGACCTCATTCACTCCCCCGAAGAATATGATGGCTTTGATTGCACATCAGAAGAAGCAAAACTATTTATAGAATTAAAGTGCAGACGCACGCACTACCCTGAGTTACTGATTGAGAAGATGAAGTATGATTTCCTTCTTGAAGAGTCCGCTAAGTTAGGGCTTGCACCCTGGTATCTTAACTCCACGCCCGAAGGTATCTGGGCATTCGCTTTGCTTGACCTTAAAGATATTGAGTGGGAAGAGAAGTGGCTACCATCCACCACTGAGTTCGCTAATAAGAATAACAAGATGAAGATGGTTGGATTCATCCACGTTGACCAAGGGTTTAAGATTATATGATTGAGTGGGCACGCATTGAGCGTTGGGACTATGTGGTTGACTCTGTTGCTACTGAATACCATCGTAAGTTCGAGATAGACTTTGATGACATCAGACAATCCTTGTATCAGTGGTTCATTGAACATCCTAATAAGTTAAATGAGTGGGAAGCAATCGGTGAGAAGGATGCAAAGAACTTAATCTATCGTAGCCTACGCAACCAAGCATTAGATTATTGCCAGCGTTGGAAGGCTAAGTCAGGTGGCTATGAGACTAGCGATTTGTTTTATTATGAATCCGATATGGTCGAAGCACTGTTGCCCTCTGTATTACGTGGTGATTTCAACATCACTGCTCAGTTAAATCTTGGCAGACCAGGCAGACCTAGTGCACCCAATGAGGGTGGCAACCTAATGGCAATGATGATTGAAGTTGACTTTGGATTCTGGAAGTTAAGCAAAGACGATAGGAAGTTATTGTTCCTACGCTATGCGGAGGCTATGCACTTTGATGACATAGCCAAGGAGATGGAACTAGGTAGTGAAGACACTGCTCGTATGCGTAACAAGCGTGCCATCAAGAAACTAATCTATAAGATTGGTGGCTTCAAGCCTTACCGTGATGAGGACAATGAACCTCAAGACTCCTTAGAGTCATAGTCCACCTCACCTGGGTCAACCCATAGTATCTCAGGATAATCCTGTATCAACTCTGCGTGATGTAGTTCGATAACTTCTTTCCAACTTTGAATCGTATTCATCTTATCCTCCTGTGCTATAGAAACCAGTGCCATTGAACTTGACTGCTGGTGCTGACCATACTCTACTCATTGTTACTTGGCAACAGATTGGTTCTGTGTTGTCACCAAAACTTCTTTCAATCTCTTGTGTCCCACCGCAGGCTTCACACTTGTAATCATATGTCGGCATTATGTATCCCAATCCATTGGTGTTGGTGCTGTGGATTCTGACCCACATTCCTTGCACTTCTGTCGTAGGTCATACCAGCCCACCTCTCTTGATTCAACATCCCACATTACAGTAATCTCAAACATCAAACAACCACAGATACAAGCAAAGGTTGGATTCTCTAGGTTGTAAAGGTCGAACATCAGTACCAGTTCTTGCGGGAATGATGGGCTAATGCCCTGCAAGGGGTGGAATATCGGTGCTCGATATATTTATATGCATTTAATATCTGTATGTCAGGGTGCTTGCTTGTCTCCTTCAACACCTGTCCAATACCAAAGGCTGTTGACCTAGGGTTGTCGGCTAGATGGTCGAACCTGCTCTCTTTAGTGAACAGGGTGTAGGCACACCGCCTCTGCTTCAAGTCCCAGTTCCAACCCGCCTTGGCATAGCGCATAGCCATCACCTTATTGCGTTGCTTCTGTTCATAGGTAGCCTTGGTCTGCACTTCCTGCTTAGGTAAATGCTTACCGATATTAACCTTTACTTCTACATTGTGGGTCAATGGGAATGTCCACGCAAAGATGAACATAAGGATGAGGACAATCATTCTCTTCTTCATAGGATAATCCTAACACGCTATGTTCTTTATCTTGAGCATTGGTCTGCGTTCACGCTCATTCGTGCCACCCCATATGCCATACCTTTCGTTCTGCTCAATGGAATATGCGAGGCATTGCTTCTTAACATCACACATCCTACAAATTTTTCTTGCCATATCTGCTGAGGCTGAGTCCCCTCTGTCGGGGTAAAATATCTCTGTGTCTATCTGTGCACACAGTGCTGAGGTCATCCATTCAGGTGGTAAATATGCTGGGTCAATCATCCGATAACTCCTGTCAGATAGAGAACTATAACTGCTAATAGGTAGGGGAAGATGAGTGTGCCACCACCCCCGAAGAATAATATTATGTAAAGTAAACCTGCATCTCTGATTAGTTTCATACTGCCTTGAGATGAGTGACCTTGAGTACTGACTCTGCTTCTGCGTGGTGTATGTCCTCAAGGTGCACGTTGCTGTGCGCTTGATGTTGATACAACCATTCGTCCTGTTGCGGGTAGTCCCATAGGTGGAACTCTTTAGGTGGTACTACTCCGTCAGGCAACCACACATTCATAATGCGTACGCCTTCTACCTTATACGATACTCGATACTGATTCATTAGTACCACCCGTCCGAAGAGTGATACTCGTTGCACTTCCAACAAGTCCACTCTGCAAACCAAGTCGTTACCCCGTGAGAGAATTCCTCTTCAGTCTCGACGCCCTCTGTGATAGCACCACAATCACCGCACTCCATATCCTGTGTGCCATAGTTGCTGTTGCTTAGGGCAATCGTGTCACCCTGCAGATACATTGGCTCTGACATCTTGCTCCTCCTTTAATGTAGTTGAAAGTTCAACTAGTTGTTCGGCAAGGTCAATCAAGATAGTCCAATCAACTTGCTCTGTCTCTTCTTCATTCATTTATTTTCTCCTCCGTCTATTGGTTGTCCACTTAGGATGATTCCTAAGATACATAACACGATAATGGGTAGTGAGGCTAGTGTCAATGCCATCATCTCAAGCACCCGCAATCTTTTACTGGCACGAGGTGGTCTCCGCACAGATACTTCCCCTGCGCTTCGTGGTCATAGCAAGTTTGGCAGATGTAGTACTGCCCTCCTTTATCTCCCCAGATTAAATCTTCGAGGAAGTAATTATCTCTGCAAGATTTACAAGACGTGACTTCTAGAAGATTGCTCATAGTGAATCCCCTAAACACTCGGTCATTGTTCCGATACATAACCCATCCTCTGTCCACCAGAATCCAGTGACCATCCACCATATGAAGAGGGCGATACCCGCTAGGATTAAGAGGGCACGCACTCGCTTGCCTCGCTTGTTAAGTTTCATTCGTCATCTCCTGTCTTGTGTAGGTATCCGCCCATCGTGGACATCAACCCTGTATGAATTACGATATCTCCTGCGCTATCTACTGTCAATCGTGCGCCCTGCATATTCTCTTCAAGCCATTCTTCAAGGTCTCGAACTGTGTCTACCGCTGAAAGATTCATTCTTCTGTCCAATCTGTGCTTGTCCAACCATCGCAGAACTTATCCTCCGTGCGTGGGTGCCAGTGAGAGAACTCCCATTGAGAGAAGAAAGTCTTCATCAATTTATGGGCACACTTGTGACATAGATTGAACTCAAACTCTTTACTGTCAGGGTATATCGTGTCCACGAATTCACCATATCCTCCCGATACCTTCAGGGTTAGGGCGTTTGGAAAAGTTCCGTAGTACTTATCCGCTTGCGTAACCTTTGAGCATTTGTCGCAGGTCTGTGTCAGGTTTTCATTGGTCAGGACAATCTCTGCCTGTGTTGGTCTGCGTGTCATACCAGCACCTCGGATTCTGCAATGGCTCGGCGTACATAGTTTTGGTGCTTGCTAGTTGTGACGCTGAACTTCTGCTCGACTACATACCACCCGTCCGCTGTGCGCCACGCTATCGGCGTGCCGTAGGAATAAACTACATACCCACCGCTAACTGTAAAGGCTTGCTTCATCTTGTCGAACTCTTCAATGTCTAGCCGTCCCTCGTGAGGGCGGATACTTTCATACTTGCCCGATAGGGCAGACGCCTTGAACTCCTGTCGCGTTGCGATATAGTGAATCGCGTCTCGTTGGTTCATCTGCTTCATTACGCCACCTCCTTGCGTGTTTTCTTTTCTAGTCGTGCTTGATATTGTGCGATAATAATCTGCTCGATTATCTCGCGTTCTGCCTTAGCGTCACCGCGTTCGGCGTTGATGCGTTCGTTCTCTTCTCGGTTCTCCTCTTGAATGATAAGCCCGATAGCGTTGCGGTCTGCCTCTAGTTGTTCGGTTGCCTCGTTGGAAATCTTTCGAATCTGTTCTTGCAACTCTCGAATCTTGTCTTGCTGTTCGTGATACTTACGTTCTGCCTCTTCTAGTTCTGCCTTGTGGCGGTCTCGTCCGTCGTAATAGAGTTTCATCCCCGCTTGATGCGCCTCGCTGTTCTTGCTATACCAACCGCTAGCGCGTAGCGCGTTCTCTAACAATTCGGTGAATGCCTTAGACTGTCGGTCTGTAAGGGTGTTTCGATATTCGTATGCGTTCATAATGTATTCCTCCTGTTGTTGGTTTAAGTGTTGCCTAATGTGCTAACGCGTGTCAATAGTTATTCGTGTGAGATAGGTCACATCGCTGTGATTAGTACCGCCTCGCGGTCATAGGTCTCAAGATAATCTCGTGCCACTTTCGCGCTTGAGAAGTCAATCCTAAAATCTACGTCGCGGTTAAAGGTAAACCGCCCCGCCCGCCACTTGCCCGTGCTTACCTTGTAAACGTAGTAAGTATCGTGCGCCCTCCCGTCGAATGTCTGCTGATATTCCTCGCGTATCCCTTGCCATTTCATTACTTATTCCTCCCGATTTTCTTTAGTAGTTGGTCAATCTTTTCTTGTCTTCCGTCTCCCCATTTGCCCTGCGTGTCGTACTGCAAGGCGGATTTGATTAGGTCTAAGTCTTCGCGGGTGAATGTCATAGTGAGACCCTCCCGCTGTTTTCGGTAACGCTTGCCACTTCGCCCATATTGCGGAGTCGTTTATATTCTGCGGGCTGTACGTGTATCGTCATCGTTTCGCCGTCATCTATGCCAGCAATTGCGCCCGTGCCTAGATAGCCCTCCTCAATCCAGCGCAAGGGTTGCCCTGCTGCGGTTACCGATAGCCAGCCCCTGCGAGGGTTGCCGTTAGTGTCGTTGGTTGTCGCAATTCTAATTAACATTAGTTGTCCCCCGCAATCTGCTTTACGTTGTTGTAAATCTCGCTAACCATACGGGCTAGCCCGTTAGCCTCTAGGTCGTAATGGTTTACGACGATGTTTACCAACTCTTCCGAATACTTAGACTCTCGGATTATCTCCGCCTTAATCGCCTTAGCGAGAATTACGGACAATTCCGAACCATTCTTAACTTCATAAGCCATTTTAATAACCTCCGTCTAATAGTTGATTTATTAAGTTATAGGTGAAACTTATCCCACACTTTACGCCTTGTCAACCCCTAACCCGCATTTATCCCTGTGATTTACATCACACGAACATATGTTCGAATAGGTGCACTCTGTCGATTTGTCGACAATTGAAAGGTGGTTGAACTTTCAACTATTGAAGTTTCAACTACTTCCCCGATTCTATTGCCCCCAAGTTATCCACAAGGGGGAGA